CAAGCTTCTTGTCAAATGTAGACTCAGGAGTGGGCTGACCCGCTGCCTTCTTTTGCTCTTCAGCAACATCGATGTGGACATTCTCAGCGATGCCGATAGGCTGAGGCGTCGGATCAACAGAAATCGGAAACTTGCTGCCAGAAAATAGCACGTCGATGAGTTGACCATACGCAGCCAACACTTTTGTCTTCGTAACTTTGATGAAAACACGAGACTTCTCAGTCTCTGTGAACTTCATGTCAGGGCCGTAGATGCCGCGATAGTTGCGATAGGCGCGAAGCCAACGCTCTTCGTCATAACGGCGAGCTTGTTTCGAACGACTGAATCGCTCTTTGACGAAGTTAACCAATCCGCCGCCAGAAAACGTCGTTTCTCCGCTATCGTCAGGCAGACCTAGTGATTTGTCGTCAATAAAATTTTTGTCGTCACGAATAGCCATAATTAAGTCCTATTCAATATCCAAAGACAGGATCGGCAGGGGTTATACCACGCGATTGCTTAGATGGGTCAAAATCAAAGATATTTGCACTGCGAGGACGACTCATCACTCCATAACGCAGGGCATCATAGGTGTGGTCATTCTTCACTTTCGTGTCAATATCTTCGGGATTTGCCTTGTCCAACGGGATTGTTGGTAGATCTGCAATGAGTTGAGTGCAGTTTTCGAAGATTGTCATGCGCGGTTGATTGGTGTAGGAGTCAATCTGAAGCCTACGATGGATTTCATTCTTGCCTGCGACACGACTGCCTGCACTTCTGTCGGAAGGTCGCCACTTGCAGCCTTTGACGATCATCCGCTCTGCGATAGACGGGCCTGTATCGCCACGCTTATGCCAACAAGAGCTATCCAGAACACCATATCGGATGCGTTCACCCGACTCCATGCTCAAAATCATTTCTGCCAAATCTTCGGCAAGCACTTTTGTAACATAAAGCTCGCGATAAACGACAAGAGATTCGTCAGGTGCAACAGCAAACCAGACAACAGCAGTGAAACTCCCATAGCCATAGTCACAAGCACGAAACCTAGCCCAGTCAGAGGGAATAGAATAAGGCTCAACCACGTGAATTGAGCGCTTAAACTCCGGGAAAGCGGCACCCTCAGCGACATCCCAATCTCCTTCTAGCAGTTGGCGTCGCTGATGCTCTGGCAGCGACAAAAGCATTGTCTCATAGTCACCAGATTTGGTCAAATATGGGTTGTCGGATAGTCTGGCGGGTATAAACCGACGCTTAAACAGCGGTTGACCCGCTTTGCTATGTCCTTCCGGGTACACCATGCGGTCACCCGTCTCAATATCCGTCGCCCAAAATGCTTCACCCGGTGGGCACGGATCAATAAACATCTTTTTAACCCATGCATGACCTTTGTTTCCGGGGTTAGTGGAGGCTCGCATGTAGACAGGCAGGTCAGAAGCTGCTGTACGCAAGCGAGAACGCATGTAGTTCCACGCAAAAGGCGTAGCCCACTGCGTCAATTCGTCAAAACCAATCCAACTGAACGACAAACCCTGATATCGCAGCACGTCTTCGTCGCGATCAAGGTAGGACATCCACAACCTACCACCACCCGGCACTTCCCATTGGAACTTTCGCTCGCTCCATTTGATGCCGGGGATGATTTTGGGGTACATCTCCTGCGATTTCCACACCAGTTCACGAAGTTCTTCGGTGGTGTGACGCAGAAGCAAGCCAGAAAACTGCGGATGTGTGATGTAGCGCAGAGGATCGGCAAGCATGGCGTAGCTTTTGCCACCACCTGCTGCACCTCCGTACAACACTTCGCGCTCTGAAGCCGCTAAGAATGCAGTTTGTGGGCCTGCGTTGGGCTTGAAGATGACGTTTTCAATCTCTACGCTCGGGTATTGGATATCTGTCGTAGAGACTTGTATAGGGTTCTTGATCGAAGAAGACGGTTTTGTCTTTTTTACCGAGGGTTTCTTCGAATTGTTTCGCTTTCTCAAGCGCGGCTTTGTATCTTCCGGCAAGGGAGAGATAGAAATTGTACTTATTTTTTCGCTTCCGCTCATCTCTTAGCCGTTTTCTTAGTCCATCAAGACTAATGCTTCGTCCTGTCTCCTTAGTCAGCCACGCTGCTACTTGCTTATATGTGTAGCGCTTACAATATTGCTCAGCAAGCTTTAGAGCATCAAGCTCTTTTGGGATTGGAATGTACCAACCCGGATCATTTTCGTCAACGTAATAGCCAAAAGGAATAGTTGGTTCTTTCCGCAGCCGTGGTATCTTGACGTATTGTGTACGCTCTATAGGTTGCGGCAGTATCCAACTTCCTAACAGTATCCTAGACATTTACTCCGAAGCATCTTTAGGGGGCAAAATCATAATGCCACCGCTAGATTGTACCTCAAGCTTTTCTGTTTTGACAACACCTGATCGATCAAGCAAGTCTTTGGCGGCAGCAAGCTTTTCCTTGATGCCGAGTTCTGTCGGATCGTCAATGCCATTAACAACAGCCATCGCAGCCTTCGGTGCGTGCATGGCAATGTAAAGCTGCGTTGCTTCGATGATGTGCTCTTTCAAGCTATTCATCAACTCCTTGGTCGGATAGTTCTTGCTATAGCCTGCCATTTCTTTGGCAACCGTAGGACTGCCATTGGCTTCGCCAAGCAGAGCGTCAATGAATTTCTTTTGCTGTTCGTTGATTTGTGTTTTCATGATTAGATGCTGTTGGCAAAGTTTTCTTCTGTCCGAATTGATACAGTGATTGAACTGCTACCAATGCTTGCAGAGCCTGTAATCTTATCTCCGCGATCAAGATAGAACGGATTGGTAATCTGCAAAATACTGCGAGGCTTTAGTTTCACTGTATCCATAATGTCATATGTCGTCGTAGTAGCAGCGCTATACCATTGCAACGTTACATCAACGTTGTTGTTGCTGCCGTTAGAAATCAAGATGCTGCTAACGTCTGCCCTGAACCCTGTCGGGACAACATAGACGTCCTGTGTGCTTGTCGTCAACACTGAGCCAATGGTACGCTTCTTATTGCTCATGTCAGATCCCAGAATGAAAACGATGCAATGGCTGTGTGCGTTCCAGACAAAGATCGAATAGCAAGAGTGTATACATCACTGACGCCTGCCATTGTTCGTCCCAATTGCAAATCGAAGTTGTATTCGCCACCGTTGGTTGTATTGCCAGAAAGCAGGTTTGACGCCAAAATGAAATTTCGATAGACGGCTCTTCCGCCTGTCAAACCTGTTGCAGAAATATCAAACTCAACATTGTCACTGCCCGTTTGTGCCCATGACGGAGATGTGAGCGTTGCATTCTTAAACATTGCCACTTCAAATGTCACACTACTGGCAGATGTAGGAAGAATGGTATATCCATCAGGGATAACAACGCTGTCAAGTCGAGCAGGGTCTAGGCGAATGGAAACAAGAGGAATCCAACTTGTTGTAATGCTTCCGTTTGCAGCCGTCATAGCTGCCGTGTGCAAAGCGACACGACGTTCGTAGCCACCTTCGGAGATGACGGTGGAGCAGATCTGCTTCAAGCTGCCTGCTGCGGCTGTAGTGCCTGTGTTGGTGATTTCGTAACGGACAGGCAATATTGCCGTCGTCATGTACACGCTAGAGATGGTATTGGCGTGATGGAACGTGTGGCAGACAATAAACTTGCCATTGATGACAAAGCCACAACGAACGCTACCGACGCCTAGCCATTCGAAGTCAATCCAGAAGATCTGAGCCTTCGTCGTGTCTAGCGTGAAGCCACTCTCGCCTGTGCCGTCAAGCTTGTCACCGTTCCAATTAGCTTGAGCAATGGCGGTGTTGACGACGCTGCCGGATGTATAAGAACGACGCACAATGTTGACGGTGGTGCCGTCACGCTCAAAATAGACACCGTTCTGTGTAGAGAAATAGCCAACGCGACAACGCATGTTGGCTTGTGCAGCGCTCATGACAAACGTGTTCATGACCAACAGAGACTTGCCCGGTTGATAACCAAAGACACGTTTGGTTTCACGAATCACTTCAGAGCCTGACGACGTTGTCGTCGTCATCTCCACCGTGCTTTCGTTTGTTAAATATGAGACAGCACCGCCCGTTGCCGTTGACTCATCGAACAAGTCATTTTTGGCATAGCGGTTTTGGCTGTCAAAAAGCGTATAAGGCTCTGACGAACGTAGACGCCCAAAAGCGTCAGCGGAAGTGCCGCCAATGGTGACAGCATTTCCGCTTTCGTCAATGCGTACAAGTGCGGGATAATGAGTGATGCTCACTTCTTCTTAGCCTTACGAGCCTCAGACAAAGCAATCGCGATGGCTTGCTTCGGATTTTTCACAACAGGAGCTTTCTTGCCTTTGCCGCCATGAAGAGTTCCTTCTTTGAACTCTTTCATGACGACACCGACTTTAGCTTGCTGTTTTGCAGAAAGCTTTGTAGCCATTTACT